TTAACTTGGTCTAAAATAGCATATAATGTATATGGAGAAAGTATTTTTAAAGATATGTATTTAATACATGAAAATAAATTAGAATATTATTTAGATGAATTTCTTATAAATTAAACCAATGAATCATTATATAATTACTAGATTTAGTATACTAGACAGCCCGACTAAAAAAGGATTTCTTAATAACTCAGAAAATCATTTATTTTCAAAAGATAGATTGGATTTTAAATTTTTTGTATTTGATAAGATGACATATAGTTCGGTCATTAATCAGACATATACTAATTATAAATGGTTGATTTATGCCAGTGCTTATTTGCCGCAAGTCTATAAAGAAAAATTAAATAATTATCAAAATAAAAATATTGATATTATATATGTTAATGATTTTAGAGATATGGGAATAAGAAGAAAAGAAATTTTAACAAATAAAAATAATTATACTACAATAAGACTAGATGATGATGATGGTATTTCTGCTAATTTTTTAGAACTCTTAAATAGGCACTCAGATAAAAAAAATAAAATAATATCTTTTCCTAATGGAGTAAGGTATACTATGCAGAACAACAATATCGTATTTGGGTCTAAAATTAGTTGGCCTAAAATAGCTTTGGGATTAACCGCCATTGAATTTGATATATATTCGGCTGGCAATCATACTAACGTTGATAAAAAATATGAGGTTATATACGACAATACTGAGAATACTTATTGTTTGTGTTGTTCTGAATTTTGTGATACGAAAAGAGAATTTTTGTAATACGATTTCTTCAAGTACCCTCTTGACAATGCCGATAGGTATGGTATGCTAGAAGGACACAACAAGGAGAAATTGGTATGAGTTTCGATCATCTTGGCAGTTTTGTTAGAGAACTTAGGGCGACTAGTAGCACTATTGATAAGGCTGAAATTATTGAGGATTATACTTCCTCTAATGAGGCTGGAGCAAGTTTTATTAAGAAAATTCTGCTCTATACTTATCATCCCGCTTGGCAATACAATGTTACAAGCGACAATCTAAAGAAAAAGAGTCATCTGGTAGCCCGAAAGAACGAGCATAAAAACATCTTCGATCTTCTTGACGCTCTCAAGAATCGTAAAATTACTGGTCATGATGCTATTTCAGCAGTTAACAGTTTTATTGAACATAATAGTAACTACGAGGAACTTATTCACTGCATTATCGACAAAGATTTAAAAACCCGTGCTGGTGATAAGATTATTAATAAGGCTATTCCTAATCATATTCCAGAGTTTAGTGTTGCTCTTGCTGATAAATATGAGCCTAAACTTGTAGATTGGAAGGACGGTTGGTATGTTAGTAGGAAAATTGATGGGGCCAGATGTATCGCTATTGTTGATGCGTTTGGTAATACCACTTTCTTTTCACGAACCGGAAAGACTTTTGATACCCTTGATGTTGTTGCTGGTGGAATCAAGGCATTGGGAGTTACTAATGTTGTATTTGACGGTGAACTTTGTCTTGTTGATGACGAAGGTAACGAAGATTTTCAGGGCATTATGAAACAACTTAAGAAGAAGGATCATACCATCCCCAATCCATCATTCTGGATTTTTGATATTATAACTACTGATGAATTTTATAGCAAGAAGGGCGAAAAGAATCGTCCTTATTCTATTCGTTACAATAATCTGCGAGAAGTTATGAGAAATAATACTTGTACTTGTCTTAGTGTATTGGCACAATGTAAAATTGAAAACGATGATGATTTTCTGCAATGGACAGACTATGCTACTGATTACAAATGGGAAGGAGTTATGCTACGAGCAGACGAACCATATAAAGGCAAACGATCAAAAGACCTACTCAAAGTTAAAAAGTTTTTTGATGATGAGTATCAAGTGATTAATGCTGAAATGGGGCCATTTCGTTATGTGAAAGATAATGCAGAATGTGAAGAAACTATGCTTAGTTGCGTTATGATTAATCATAAAGGATATACTGTTAGGGTTGGTAGCGGATTTACTATTGAACAAAGACAGCAATTTTATAAGCGTCCAGAAGATATACTTGGGAAAATTATAACCGTCCAGTATTTTGAGGAAACTAAAAACCAAGATGGCGGTATTAGTTTGCGATTTCCAACATTTAAGATTTTGCATGGGTCTGCTAGAACAGTTTAAAGAATCGCTCTTGACAAGACGATACTACTAGTGTAGAATGTTAGCATAACGCTTGAAACACTTTTGGAGAAAACAATGATTGTTGAGAATTCTATTATTCCTGTTCAGAATACAACCTTGGATAAGACTAAGGCTGATATTTTCTTTCAGAACTTCCCTAAAGATAAAGTTGTCTCATACAAGGAATACTGGGAGAGTGTTCGTCCTCAGAATGTCGATGATATTTTTCGTCGTTATCTCTTCGCCTACACAAGTGTCCATACCACTTGGCAGGGTAATGTGAAGGGTTATAATGCCATCAAGAATTTTAATGAGTGGATTGATAACAAGGAAACTTTGCTGGATAAACTCCACAAAAGCGGCGTTGGACTTCACAATAATCGCACCAATTATATTTGGGACTTTAGTGAGAAGTTTTGGGCCAATCCTAAAGATTTTTATTTTACCACTAAGAAGGGTCATGTTAAGAAGCGTGATAGTATTCTGAATAAGATTAGTGGTATTGGGTTGGCTAAAATTAGTTTTGCTCTTGAAATGATTCATCCTAATGAGGCACGAGCATTGTGTTTGGATGTTCATATGCTTCGCCTTTACGACATGGAGCATCTGAAGTATAATAAGAGTAAGAGTGGATCAACTACTTATAAGAAGGCTGAACGTCATTGGATGGTGAATTGTGGAAAACTCAAGGTTCCATCCTATATTGCACGATCCATTTACTGGGATGCTCTACAAAAGAAAGATGATTCTCGTTATTGGTCAGTTGTCCTTGAGGATTAATTATGAGCGAAAATGGTAAAGGTTCTAAAAAAAGACCACGATCAGTGGATCAAGAAACATGGGACAAAAACTATGAAAGAATCTTCAAAAAAAACAAAAATACTAAACATGATAAAGTTCGAAAAAAATAAAACAATTTTCATATTATGTGATTGTAGGAGCGAGGTTTTGGTATTAGAGCATGATACTGAATATGGATTAACTGAACTGTCAATATATGAGAATATGTCATCTTATGGTCATAAAATGTCATTTTGGCAGAAATTAAGGTATATTTATCAGGTTTTGGTTCATAATCGCCCGTACTATGATCAAATTATACTTAACAAAGAACAACTCAAAGATCTTGGCATGTATATAAATGGGTGTATATAATACGGTCTCTTAATGTTGTCAAGGAGGCTATTATGATAATGAAAAATTATGTTACTGATGAACTGATTAATAAAGTATATCATCTAACCAAGGCTATTACTCAAGCAGAGTCTATAATAAAAACACTTGAACTAGAGAACAATATTCTTAAAGAAAAATTATCATCAATCTATGAAATAGATCATTCAGTAGATAAAGATTTTTTAGTAGAGGTATAAAGTGAGCCGACTAGCCAAAAATAATCATGACAAAATGATATTTGGAGTTTGTGGAGGACTAGCAAAAACCACAGGAATAGATTCATCCTTAATAAGATTAGGATTTGTATTTGGAGCAATTTTTACTGGAAGTATTTTATTTTGGATTTATCTTTTACTTGGAATAATTCTACCTATTGATGAAGAATGATTTATTTTATATCTGATACCCACTTTGGACACAAGAATATTGTGGGGTATTGCAAAAGACCATTTACTGACACTCACGAAATGAACAAGACCATTATTGATAATATCAATAGTGTTGTTAAACCAAGTGATACATTATATTTTCTTGGGGATTTTTGTCATAGGGGCGGCGATCCTAAGAAATATCGAAAACAAATAATTTGCGAAGATATTCATGTGATTCTTGGTAACCATGACAACGAAGATAAATTTAGTGAAAAAGATTTTTCTTCCATAGGATTAATGAAGGAAATAATTCATTGTAATCAAAAAATAATTCTGTTTCACTATCCTATGAGAGCATGGAACAAAAGTTATCGCAAAAGTTGGATGCTGTATGGTCATGTTCACGGCAGACTTCACAATGAGGATGAATCACTAGGACGCTTTACGCTTGATGTAGGGGTCGATAATAAAAGAGAAGGGGTAAGATTCGGCACTCCTTACAGTTTTAAAGAGATTCAGAAACTATTTGGCGACAGAGAGAAAAAATTCAAGGTCGCCCAGTTGACAAGCCGATAATGGATGTTAGAATGAAGGAGTCAAGCGAGAGTATCAGTCATGCGACTGACTCGCAAGACAAGAATTGGAAATGATTTGGAGGTTGATTATGGCTGAAATTACTACGGTTGATAAGCAGACTCGCGTTCGTTGCAGCGACGAGCAGTTCCTTGAGGCAGTTTTCTCCAGCAAGACTTATGCTGAGATTGCTACTAAGACTGGTCAGAAGATTGCTAGTACGATGGCTCGTTATGCTCGTACAAAGGCCGCTCTGACCAAGAAGGGCATTGAACTGCCCGCTATGGAACGTGCGAAGCCAACCAAGACGGTTGACAACGTAGAGGCTATGGCAGAGGTTGTTCGTCGCCTCAAGGCTCATGCGAACGGCTGAGAACGGTTGATTAAAACCAAAAGGGTGATCGGCTACAATATTTAAATGGTTGAGGCACACAAGTTTTCAACCTCAAATCATTGATTGTTGTAGTCGGTCACTACTATGGGGCTTTGGCGAAACAGGCAGACGCAAGGGACTTATATAATTTGAGTGCATAAGGAGAAATCTTTATAGTAGAACCTGTCAAATTCGGTGAAGGCTTAACTGCTAATACCGAGCCAAGCATAGAAATATGAAGGTGTAGAGACTTGACGGCAGGAACCTAAAACGAAAGTTATGGTTAAGGTAAAGTCCAGACTACAAACCGAAAGGGTAGTGAAAACTATAGTAGTAAGAAAATCCCTCGGAGAAATCCATGTGGGTTCGATTCCCACAAGCCCCATTTTTTAGAACGATAATTATCAAAAGGAAAACTAATGAGCAAAAATGTTTTAGAACTATATAAGATTGGCAGTAGGGTCAAATTGACTGATGATGTTTATGGAACAATTGAAGAAATAAATATTTTTGGAGACAATTCTGTTAGTTACAAGTGTGGTTGGTGGAACGGACGAAGTTATTGTACCGAACACTTTGCTCCTAATGCTATTGAAGTTGTTATGCCAGAAAAATTTAAGATAGGATTTCACAATGAATGAAAACTCTAATCCACTAGATTATCTAATCGAACTTTGTGAAAAAGCCGTTGATTATGGCACAATAACAAGATTTACGATTCTTAATGCCAAGAATGAATTAGCAAAATTGAGGCAATCAAAAATAGATTTGGCTCAAGATGCTCTCAATGCTAATAAGAATAGCGTTGAAGATAATAATCGTTGGTTAAGTTGTGAAAAAGAATTGGTTGCTCTGAAAGAAAAAATTAAAACCATTTTTAGTCAACCTGTTGCCTATGGTTTAATTAATGACAGACATGATCTATATAATCTAACTTTGCATTATAATAGATTTGATGACAAAGATAATAAACTAATACCATTATACTCAAACAGAGAAGAATTCTTACAAGGGGATTGGAAAAGTGGTAAGTTATCCAAATAGGTATTTTAAGGGATGGTGTTCTAATGAAGGTAATCCACGATCTCATATTCTTCATTATCATATTCTCACTATTAGAGATATTAGTGACTATAATGGCGGATTCATCCCAGAAGAAGTAAATTCTTTAGAAGAATACTTTAATGTTGATGGTATAGGAATTGATGATCCATATTATATGGTTACTGGAACATTCAAGTTTGATTTTGTACGAAGTTCCATTAAGATTCTGGAAACAAATGAACTAAAAACTGCCATTGATATTGTTGAACAACTAACAGGGAATATTATCAGAGAAGATGAAGTATACAATTCACGATGATGGTTTTGGTTGTTTTGAAGAAGGTGGTTGTGCTGAATTTTATTGGATAAAAGAGGATAAAACTCTTGGATTCAAACAATTTGGCAGCAAAAAAAGTGCCACAGTTGCTTACAACAAACAAAAACTACTAAGTAAATTTGATCTTGCCCCAAAAGTTATTGGTAAAATAACCAAGTTAAAATATGAATGGGGCGACGATACTGATTGGGGATATGTTACAGAACGTGCAAAAATCCTTGACGAAAATGTGATGAAAAAACGTCTGAGAGATATTCAAAAT